ATTTAAGTTTCCAAAAACTGACTTTTATATGTACTAGAATCTATAAATAATACCATGTCATACTATAAACGATATCAGAAAACCATTAAAGAGGTTGCAAAGAAGAATTACAACAAAAGAATTATTTGGTTAAATGAGTTTCTTGCACCTTATTCTTGTCATCATTGTGGTGAACCAGAAACAGCGTGTCTTAAATTTTACCCCCATGATAGAGAAATTCGTTTTAAATCTAAACGATTAGGTCTTAATGAAGAATCTAGAAAAGAAGTAGTCAACCTCATAGAAAAATCAAAAATAGTTTGTTCTAATTGTTATATTAAATACGAACATGATATTATTGATATTATGTAGGGATTTGTTATTCTTTACCAATTATTATTATAATCTCTAACCACTGGACTCCACCTTTGTCCATATTCATCAACAATATTTTCACCTAATGGGTCATCTATACCATTGTCCATAAATCCAAAGGGAGCCATGTCTTGTTCTAATTGGTCTTGTTGTTCTAAGAACATTCTTTCTCTGATATCTACATTTGTAAGTTCTTTGAAATAAGTTTGATTTGTCATCCATCCAAATAATACACAACACATTGCAAGGTCATCTGTGTGTCCTTCTTCTGCTTGATATGATTGTCCATGCTTGACAAATGTAGAAAATTCTGTTATAAGGTCATAATCATTAATTACTAATTTATCTGTTTCAATTAATTGTTTTAGATTAGAACACCCTAACATTTTTACTGCTTTGGTTGTTCTTACACCTAATTGTACTTTACCCCCAGAGAAACCAGAACCAAGTATTTGACCAGCTCGTCCTCTCATAGATGCCATGATAAGGTTATCGTACTCTAAGTCATACTGCATTGCAGTTGCAACTTGTTCTCCAATATCGTTTACCTCAATCATTACATATGCGTTATTATATGCTTTTGCAACATCATGAATTACATTTGGAAATAGTAGAGGTTTTATTTCGTTATTTCTATATTTTGCAACAATACGGTATGGAAGTTGCGATACATCAAATACTAGAAATGCAGAATAATCTTGTTCCGTTCCTCTTGCAACATCACATACAATTGAATACAATCCTTCTTTCTCTGGTTTCTGATACAAATCTAAACCAGCATTACGTTGTATAGGGTCATCAAACACCATAGATTTAATCTTTGTTGGGTGTATAAGGGTATTGATAGACCCTAAGAATTCACACTCAAATTCACGATTAAATTGTTCTTGTGATGTATTTGAAATAGTTTCTTTTTTCCACTTTTCATCTCTGCCTGGGATTTCACTCCAGTGAACTTCAATTGGATTATAAGAGTTTTTACCACTCTCTGCATCTGACCAGAGTTTATAGAAAAGATTCATACCATTGGGTGTTGATACGATAATCACCTTTGTACTTTTACCAGATGATATTGTAGGATACACAGAACTAAAAAAGTCCTCTGCGACATTGTGTGGTACGAAAGCAAACTCATCCAAGAATATCATGTTGTATGAACCACCACGAACAGCACTAGATGATGTAGAAGATGCAACGATACGAGAACCGTTCTCTAAATCCAGAGAACCTTTATTCCAAGACATAACCCCTTGTTGCATCCACTTTGGTAGATTTTCATATGCAAGTTGTAGTCGTGAAAGAATATCTCTTGCAGTCGCAGCTTTGTTTGCAAGTATCGCTACTCTCATTTGTTCGTTGAATAGAACATAATGCAAGATGTAAGATATAATTGTGGTTGTCTTACCAGATTGTCTGGGAAGTTTACATATAGTAAAACGATTATTATGAATCGTTCCTAATATTTCTTTTTGAAATGGGTATACATCAAAAGGAACAAGACCCTCATCCAGAGATACAATCTTGATGTATTTCTGACAAAAGTATAGAGGGTCTTGCATACACTTTTGGTATTCAAGAATATTCTCTTTTGTCCACTCTACTTGAACATTTGATTTCTTTAGAAGTGGATTACCAAGGTAATGATTTATCTCTGTCATGCATCTATTTATTCCATAGATTTAACAGAGTCTTCTTGATGTTTTTTGTATGCAGCTTTGACTGTATCAGTATGAAACTGTGCAACCATCGCTTTTACGTCTGCACTTTCCCCAGATGAATCTGAGTCTGGTGAGATAGTATGTCTGTGAAAACTTCTTGAAAGTTCCACACCATCTTCTTCAATAATAGTAGCAGTTCTCACTTGAATGTGCTTGAACTGACCTACTACTTCAATTTTATCTTGTTCTGTACGTTTTGTAATCGCCATTATTTTTCTCCTTTTGTCCGCCTCTAGAAACCACTAGAGGTATAAAGTTATTTATGAATCTGTTTCATATTGTCCATAACACTGTATGTGGGTACTAGAAGTTACAGTATTACCATAACTTGGAGTTGCTGGTGCTGAGTAAAATCTAAGTGTTGTTGAACTACCCAAAACTATTCCATATGTAATATTTGTATTTAAATTTACCAGATACGTCATACTAGCACCACCATTTGAATTTGTTTGATATGATTTAGCTGTAAAGGGAAGATTGGGTACGACAAGTTGTTGATTACTCGCTCCACCACTTACAGAGTCAACATCAATGGTTAACTGAAAAGTGACAAGAGTTCCTATTTTAGTATATCTTCCATGAGTGAAATTAGAAGCATATCCTACTGTTAAAGCATCACCTATCTCATGTTTTAAAATCGGAACAAAACTGCCTTCTTCATAATCGTCAAGGACGTTAGCTGCAGTTGCATCAAGACCACTACCCAATTCAATACCATTACTAACAGACATAACACCACTAGAATGGATTCTAGCTCTTTCTGTTCCAGATGCCATGAACCCAAGATGAGTGCTTCCTGCTTCAGTACCAAAAGTGCCTACTTGGTTTCCATCAGTCTTAAAGGTGAAGTTTGTTGCAACACCATCAGTAAAAGTAACAAATGCACCAGTACCGCCATTGTTAAGTTCTAGTTTTCTTCCAGGCGATGCAGTACCAATGCCCACTCTGTTATTTGTTGAATCTACTTTTAGAACATTTGTATCTACTGCAAGGTCACCAGCAACAGTTGCACTTGCAAGACTATTACTTAATGTAATATTACCAGAACCAGTTCTTGTTGCGATTGTATCTACTTTGATTGTTGACATACTTTTATCCTATTGTGCGATTTCTAATGCGAGTATAGTAGTACCGCCAGTGCCTGGGTTTCCATAACCACTATTATAATTTAAATAAACAGAATGTGAACCAGAGTGCGATTTACCAAATATTGAATAAGTAAGAGCACTTGTACTACTTGGTGAATCTACTACAGAATAACCAGTACTAAAAAACCAAGCAGCATTAGAACCCTCAGCTGCTGGATTTCCTACATCTAGAACTTTAGTAGAATCTCTATAAATTGCAAAACCAACAGTGTTAACAGCTGAATAACTTTGACTACCAGTTATTTGACCCATAATTAATATTTTACTAGTTGAATATTTTGGTGTAATTGTAGCTCTTAGAGCTGAAGTGAATTCTGTATAACTACCATTAGTTACAGTTCTACCAGTAAAATCTGAAGCAAAGTTTGACATTTGAATAACAGAACCAGGCACTTTTACACCACCAGTATCAGTTACAACCAGTGTCTTACCAGTAGGAATTGTAATTGTTGTACCACTTGCAGTGTTTAAAGTGTTTGTAAGTACTCCACCAGTTAAGGTTGATGCACCAGTAATATTTAATGTTCCACCTACTGTATTGTTGCCAGGCACCACAAGATTATGTCCAGACCCTAGACTTACGTTTCCAGAACCAGCAACATTTTCGATAGTATCTACTTTAATCTTGGATGACATTGTTTTTTTCCTATAATATTATTTATTTAGACTCTAGAACTACAATTCTTGCTTCTAATTCTTGTATTGTTTTTACAAGAAGAGGTATTAATTTTGATTGGTCTATTTGTTGGTAAATAGGATTATCATTACTATCAACTGCATCTTTTTCGCCAATTATAGCTTCTGGAATTACAGAGCTAACCTCATGTGCTAAAAACCCATGAACTAATGTATTGTCTGTATCTTTCTTCCAACTAAATTTTTTAGGTTTAAGTTGATTTAGTTTATTAGTAGCATCTGTTAAATCAGAAATATTATCTTTTAATCTGTAATCTGAAGATGTATTAAAACTCGTATTACTACTACTAAATGTAATACTTCCTACACTGTTACCATCACCATCTTGGAATCCCATTAGATAATTAGTACCACTGCCGGAGTCTGAACCAGTTGTAACAACAATTCCATATCTGTTATTATTATTTCCGTCATTTTTAACTTGAAGAGCATAACCAGATTCATTACAAGTCAAAACTGATGCACCAGTTCCCCTCATAGCAAATCTATCATTTCCACCATCATGGTCTGTTATGGTTAATACTTGGTCAGCACTAGTTGACCCTGCCATAATTTTAACACCATAACTTCTACCATCTGTGGCTTCAGCATTTTGAAAAACTGCAACAAACTTGTCATCACCACTTATACCAGTTCCATCCGTAGATGTTGTAACATGAAGAGGATGAGTTGGGGTAGTTGTATTTCCAATACCAACATATCCAGTATCACCATCAAAAGTCATCATATTAGAACCACCAGAACCCATAGTTCTGTTAAAAGAAACATAACGACTATCATTGTTTTCTCTTTGATATCCCCATCTACCACCAGTACCAAATCTCATAATGTCTGTAGTCGTACCAGTTTCCATATGTAATGGAGAAGCAGGGCTTGCAGTTCCTATGCCTACTCTGTTATTAGAACTATCTACTTTTAGTACACTTGTATCTACTGTAAGGTCACCACCTAATGTGGTTGCACCACTTACAACATTAAATGCATCACCAGATTCAATCTTGACTGTGTTTGCATCTCCACCAGATGTAAGTCCTGCTATTGTTGTGACTGTAATTTTACTCATATCTTATACCACCGAAAGTTCACCGTTGATTGTAAGTGTTACTCCACTCGCAATCGTCAACGGGCCGGCTGCTAATCCATTATTACTTGCATCAATAGCAACACTTGTGTTTAATTCATTTTCGTGAACACGAATAATATCTCCAGCACCACCAGAAGTTTCTCCAAGAAACTTACCACCACCAAGACCAGATGCACTTACTCTTTTTAGTTGTGATGTAGAAGTATCAAAGAT